TCCACCGGGCAATACTTCAACACTACTTCCACGACCATCAGCAGTGACTGGGAAGAAGTAATCTTCGTTCATACTTAATGGATTGTATGTAGCATCAACAATCGCTGAACCACCATGCACTGATGGAATACGTCTTTGGTGAATCTCATTCTTAATACGTTCAACAAAAGCCATAGCCAAGTGACTTGGCATGTTACCAACATCAATCTTAAACATTCTACGTTCTGGAGCACGTTGTACACGATATATTAGAACCGCATCTTCAAGCAATTCTTTCTGCTTATAAACTTTAAAAATGTTTTCTAAGATACTTTGGCCAAAGGGCCAAAAACGATCTAGTCCTTCAGTTAAACTCAAATGAACAATGTGTTTAGCATCAATAGCACTTTCGCTTTGTCCTAATGTAAAACGACTACCAGTAGTGTTGTAAGGCATACTTGGAACAGTATATCCACCGCCACCTCCGCCTCCTGAGCCGCCACCTGTACCACCTAAGCCAGTTGCTGGGTTAGCAGCAAAGTCTGAATTAGTTTTCTGTGCGACAGTAAGATTCTGTAAGTTGATGTTAATGTCTTTGATAACATACTGTTCTGGCTTCTTGCCTTCACTTTCGTTAACAATAACTTTAATAACTTTTGTGTTATCAATCCAGTATAACTTAAAGTTCTCTGGATCACGAACAAAAACTTGATCTCCATACTTGATTGTATTACGGAAGATTTTGAATGTTCTTGTTCCAAATTCGTTTAGTTTACACCATTGTTGTAGTTGTGTCTTAAGCAATTCTACTTCGTGGGGTGTTGGATCCTCAGTAAATGCTAAGTTAAATGGTGTATCGTTATGTTCGTTTTTCTGTGTACTGAACTCTGAGATGATATCTAAACATGCGTTAATTTCAGCATCAACGTCCATCATTTCATATTGATTATATCGTTCAATACGATTTGGATGACCTGTATAAACTTCTGGAAGTCTACTCATGTAGTTTTTATAACCCATCTCGTGGTTATTCCAGCCACCGGTACTTGAACCATTTTGTCCTGGGCTGCCGTTCCATGCACCGGTATTGCTATTTCCGCCACCGATTGGGCTAGAGATACCACTTTTATTCGTAAAACGTTTTTTATAGGTCATAATATTATCTAGTATTTAGTGTTAAACCTGAGAATACTTTAATAATTTGTCGGAGATGTCGTTACCATCTCTAATAGCAGATATCATTGAATCAAGTTTTGATTCCATAAGATCGTGTAATTCTGATAATATTTGAGTAGCCATATCCGATCTATTAAATGAATTACTATCATTATTATTAGCTAGAACAGATCCTAATGGTTCTTTTCTTGGTGAGTTAGTTTGTTGTTCTGAATTTTCTATTCTAATCTTTTCGCCCGGATTTAATGGAACTGCTGCTTCTTTAAACCCAGCTTCGGCTAAATTAACATGAACTCCACCGGGTCTTGGTTCAAACACCCCACCGTCAAACGCATTTAGTTGTCCATGAATATGGCCGCCGGTCGCAGTCTCACTTGGGTCATTGTATTCATCTCGTACATAATCCAGTCCTAAAGATTTTAGTTTTGCCACTATTTCAGCACCTTCTTCTTTTGACGGCGCTTTGTTTAGAGTAAAGTCAAATGCTTTTCCTTTAGAATGTTGACCTTGTTTGTGAAAGTTATCATTAAATCCGCTGAATTGTAAAAATCCCGGAACATTTGCCTGAACTTGTTTTGCTATTTCAATTAGTCTAGGATCAATATCCCCGTCATCTTTTTGAATATCACCAGCTGGATTAAATATCAATCCAGCTTGTTTAAGCATTGCTGCACTTGCCTTGACTGTCCCGCCCGGAGTAGATGCTTGTGGGATAGCGCCTGCTGCTCCTGTAGTGCCTCCACCACTTGATGCAACCTGAGAAACTATTTGTGCTAGCACATTAGGTAACATATTTGTTACATTTGTCATGCTAACAATTAATTTGTCATCTGTAACTTTTAAGGCATTTGTAGATTTTATCAACGGACCATCTATTCCAAATAATTTATTATGATCTTCAGTTAACTTAAGTTGTTTTGATGATATTTCTATAAGTTTATTATTAGCCTCTATAAATTTATTATTAGACTCTAACAGTTTGGTACTAGTTTGATTTAAATTATTATTAGTGACAGTAAGTCGTGTAATGATAGCATCACTATCTCTATTACTACTGCTACTTCCGCCGCCCATCATGGCTTTTAATTGATCTAATGGTATAATAGCTTCCGGTTTACCTTTTTCACCAACAGCAACTGTTGTTCCACCTGCAGTTCCAGGAATAATTCCACCCTCAGCCATGCGTGGGGCAGCAGCAGGGTGTTGGCTTTCCCATTTTAAAACATCAGTTTGTGTGGCTCTTTTGCCATTTGGCATAAGTTCACCTAATGATGGTTTGCCGGTAGAAGCACTAGTCGCCGCTGGAGTATCAAATGTACTACCTGGTGCTAATCTTGGTTGTACATATGGATTAAAGTAGGGCTGACCAGCTGGCATAGTACTCGGTATACCTAGATTCTGGGCATTTTGCATTTGAGCGGCCGGGCCGCCCGGTCCACCAAATGGATGTTTAAGCCAGTCAATTAGTTTATCTATTGCGTTTTCAAACTTTTCAACAGCCGTTTTGAAAAAGTTTTTGACTGAATCAAAAAACATTTCAATTGCTGTTTTCATTGTCTCTACGGCTCCTAATTGACCATTTAACAACGCTTCTTGTTTTGCTAACGCATCCGCTTGAGTTTCTCTAGCTGCCTTTAAGGCTCTTTCTGTTGTAGGATCAGTAGCAGGCTTTCTCATCTCTGCTAATAATTTATTAAGGTCATCTACTGTAGCATTTGGATTTTCTTTTTTCAGTTTTTCCATTGCGTTAGCAATAGATATATTAGCATCGGCAAATTTAGCAACATCTCCAGTAAGTCCGGCTATATTACCTGTAATTTTTAATACATCAGCAAATTGTAAATATCTATCATTCAATAATTTCATTGAATCAGCAATATCACCCAATGGAGTACCTATACCTTTATCAATTCTATCAAAAGTTTTACCCATTACCCCTTGTACATAAGCAGTCTGTTCATCGGTAACTCCACCGGCAGCATATTTTCTTATACCAGCAGCTTCTTCAGTTTGACCTGATGCCTCATAGTATTTTGATAATTCAGCGTAACGTTGTAATCTTGCTAATTCAACTGTGTTATTTTCAGATTGTGCCTTAAGCATTGCTGCTCTAAGGCTTTTCTCAGCCATAACTGCTTCTCTAGCTTGCTCCTGATCTTTACGATTAAGACCAGTTAATGCCGCAGTTTTATCAAGTTCTATTATATAATTCTCGGTACCTTTTCTTAATTGGTCTGTAGTTTTACCCTGTAACGTACCAAGTCTGGCTTGTAACGCCATGTATTTTTCAGCATGTTCTCTTTGGGCCTGCTGACTGATACCCATTTTCTCAAAAGTCTTACTTAATGAATTAGCATTATTAATTAAGTCCCCGGTAACTTCTACATACTTGTTTACACCTTCGACCCCAATGCCAAACATTGCTATTTCTTTACTATTAGCTGATAGTACTTTATTAAGTTTATCAAACTCTAAAATAGTAAGACCAACTTTAGATAATTGTTCTTTTAATTCAGTTGCGCCTCTAGCGCCGGTCATTGATGCTTCGCCTAATTCTTGGAAACGCTGATACAGGTCGTCTTCCATTTTGGCTCTGCGTTTTTCTAATTCAGCCTGACGTTTTAATATAGCAGCTTCAGCTTCCGATGCTTGTCCAAATAAAGCTAACAATCCACCTATCGCAGCTGGTATTAATGCTATTGGTCCAACAAAGGCAACTGCTGCTAGTGAAGCAGACATCATAGTTGTGCCAAATGAGGTCAGTGATCCGCCTAGCTTCTCAAAGGCGGCCGCGTTTTCCTCTAGTTGAGCAGCAACTATCTCTGCTTGTGCTGATTGACCGCGTTGCCCATCTAGCAATGCGTTTTCATAATTAATTAGACCTTTGTAGGTCCCCATGATAGCAGCTTTTAAAAATGTGAAAGCTACTGTGCCAGCCATTATAACTAGATTAGATAATTTAGTCGCTGCGACTAAATTATCCATGGCCTCTTCGTAAGTTGCCAAGGCCTGCTCTTGTTTCTTTAACTTTTTAATAGTCTCTTGTTGCTCACTATTTAATTTAATAGTAGTATCTACAAGTTTGCCATTAGAGTCAACATATCGGTTCATTGATGCTAATTGCTGTCTGAACATTCTGTCTTGGTCAGCAGCAAGTTTAGCAGCTTTAGCATCTCCACCAAATTTAGCATTTTGAGCCGGATCTTGTGCTAATATCTTAGAAAAGTGTTCTAGTAAATTCTGTTCATTTTGTTCACGAGAATCAATTAATTTATGATATTTGTCTTGAGAATCTTTTATGTAACCATAACTTTTAAGTTCATAATCAGAACGTTGTTGTAGATATTTTAGCTGGGACGCTTCTACTTCGGATTTTGCTTTAAGCTGTGCATCTTTTTGATCTTGTTCTTTCTTTGCCTGCATCTGAGCAAGCTGTAACTGTTGTTCTGCGTCAGTTAATTTTTTCCAGGCTTGTTCAGCTTCAGCTTCATCTATTTTCTTTTGTTCAGCCGCTTTTTCTTCCGCAGCCTTTTTTGCTGCTTCATTTTGTTTCTTTATTTCAGCATTTGTTTTTTTCTGGTCTTCAGTTAACTCTTGATATGTGGAATTTACACCGGGCAGGAATTCTCGCAGCAATTTAAATTCTTCAAGTAGTTCCTGTAAGAGTTGTTTTTCATCCATGATATTAATTTTATCCGTGTTTTTTAACCAATAAATAGTTTACACATGTATTTATGTTTTGTAAAAATACATTTTTGGAGAAAATATCTATGTCAAACCCGCTAAAACAATACTTCCGTAGACCAGCATTATATCTTAGCTTACCCAGCAGAGGTGAGTTTTACCCAGAAGGGGCGCTAGATATGCCGGAAAACGGAGAATTACCAGTATATCCAATGACTGCAATTGATGAAATTACTAGTAAAACACCCGACTCATTGTTCAACGGAACTGCTGTCCCTGAAATTATCAAAAGCTGTGTCCCAGCAATTAAAGATCCATGGGCTATCCCAAGCGTAGATATGGATGCTATCTTAGTAGCAATACGTGCTGCTACTAGTGGAAATGATTTAGAAATCAATAGCGAATGTCCATCATGTAAAGAAGAAGGTAAGTACAATATTAACTTAGGTTACTTGCTATCCGGATTAAAACCGACCGATTACAATCAACCATTGGTATTAGGTGAATTAATTTTTAAATTTAAACCATTATCATACAACAAAGTAAATGAAGGCAATATGGCACAATTTACTATCCAACAAGAAATTGTTAAGATGCAAGAGATGACAGATAATGATGCCAGAGGTAAATATGGCAGTGAAATTATGAAAAAACTAACAAGAATGAATATGGAACTAATTACTGCTGTAGTTGAATCCATCGCTGTTCCCGGAGATGTAGTAACTAATAGAGAACATGTACTTGAATTTTTATCAAGTTGTGACAAAACTACATATGAAACAATACGTGAATATGTAACTAAACTTAGAGATAATTCAACAATTAAGCCACAGAAAATTAAATGTGTTAGTTGTGAACATGAATATGAACAATCTCTATCATTGAACGTTTCTGATTTTTTCGCATAAGGCTTCTATCCCTAGGCCCGGAAGGGGTACAGAAGCTGCTAGATTCAATGGATGAAGAGTGTAAAGCTATCAAGAAAAACGCATTGCAAAGTTCTTGGTACATGAGGGGCGGAGTATCCTATGAGGATATACTTAACATGTCCATACAGGAACGTGATGCCATAACTGAAATTATAAATGAGAACTTGGAAACTACTAAGAAAACTCAAATGCCATTCTTCTAATCCGTAATTATTCATTTATCAAGTCTGGGTTAGTCATTAAGAGATGAACTTCGTTCATCTAAGAACTCACTTCGTTCGTTCTTATTTTTTACGATACTTAATGCTTAAAGACTTTAATTTGATTAGGACTATATTGCCGATTAGAAGCCATGGTAGTGCAAATTTGCACTACCAATGAAAAAGGTATGTTTGCCATGACCGTCATCCAGTGTTATCTATTCCCCAATTAGTCGCCTATTTCTGACACTAACTGCTACCGGTTGCTCTGTAAAGTATTATGGGACTGTAGTGAAGCTAACAACACAAGTTGTTTCTTCCGCAACGCACATTCTATGAAATCAAGATAAAGTATTCATAGACTTGTTGAAGGTTCGCTTTGCCGATTGCCTTCTCGGTATATCCATAGCTATTGCTAACTATGCTTACTCCAGAATCCGTCAGCACAGCACAACCTGTACAAACTCAAGGAGGACTCACAACTGAGCCGTCAAATTTTTATGTATTAATGGTTAAAAGGGAATCTTTGTTTTCTATTGACTTTGTGTCTATTGTAGAATATGTTTTTAATAAATCTGTATTATGTAAGAAGAAACTGTCAAATTCAAAAATCATCCAGTCTCCGTGTTTTTGTGATGTGTAATAAGTAAAGTTATCGGCAACCCATGTTAACTTGCTTTGTACAGCAATATAACGACCCTTACGATTAAACTTCATAAACAAAATATTTAAATCAGTTGGGTCAGCTACATCCATTAGTTGTCCAATCCATGCGTCTATTACTTTACATTCCCCTGTAAGTAATAGATGAAAAGGAAAATCAGCATAAAATTTGCACTCAACATTCATTCTTGCAAATGATTGTCCAGGTACAATATCACCCTTGAACGAACGAATCTGTCCTTCGTGTAATACTTCTGTTCTACTTTGATTCTTCCCGCCCACATAAGCACCGGATCCAGGAGCACGAATGAAACTTTCACCATACTTATCTGATAGATATTTAGCGATTTCTCGCTCAAAACCTGAACCCTTGTTTTTCTGTGGACTTGACATAGACATATACTTATCCCTGTATTTTGTGTTTCAAATTATTCTATATCCACCGCTGTATTATAACTTGTAAAGCCGTTTTCTTTGATAACTTTCAATACGTTTGGTACTCGTCCTGCTAATTCTTCACGATGTGATACAAGCCAAATAGACTTCTGTCTACGACGGCTCATCTCTTTAAGAATAGCAATACTATTCTCAACACCCATCGTATCCAAACCACTATCAATCAATTCATCAATAAACAATGTATTGATTGGGCTATACAGGTTCTCCCATACATCACGGAACGCAAAACTCAATCCTAAAATTAGTCGATTGCGTTCACCGCGACTTAAGTTATCAAAGTCAAGTTCACGACCCAATTCCGTAATCTCAACTTGTAAATCATTTTTGAATATTACTTGATGTGGCAATCCAATCTTATCTAAGTAATGTGTCAGTCTACCATTCAAATATGATAGATTTTGGTCAATAATCTTTTTACGAACAAAACTATCTTTGCTGGTTAATATATCAAGCAAGAACTTCTGATGTTCCATAGTGCGTGTCAATTGATTAATCTTATCAAAGTTAATCTCTTGCAATGCTTGGTTCTCCATCTCTGAAATCTGTTCACTATATGGATCAACTTCTTCACTTTTGCGTTCAATATCTTTGATGATATTCTCAAGCTGGCTACTATGTTTGATTGCTTGTGCTTCTGTATCATAGTGAGTAATTGGCATTGTACCTAAGGCACCCAAGTCTTTTAATGCCTGAGTGTGTTCCATGAATTGCTTATTGATTGTTAAAACTTGAAATGCTGCGTCATGTGATGCCTTTATCTTCTCATCCAACACACTTTCATGCTTTTGATCATGGAACTCTTGCCCACACGCATAACATTTGTGGTCACGCAAATCACTAATTTCTTTTGTTAGTTTGTTTATTAATTTTTCTTCTTTGGCTTCATCAGCAACACAACGAGCAATAAGTTTATTGAGGTCATCAATAGTCTTACGCTTCTCATTGTATGCCGTTAAATCTTTGTGAGCCTGTAATTCACTAGCAATATCAATGGTAATCAAACGTTGATAATCAATAGCAAGTTTCTCTAAATCCTCATCGTGCTTCATCTTCCACAATTTCTGTCTACGCTTAGTAGAATCAATTTGTTCTTTTACACGTTTGTTGGCTTCTTCAATTGCTTTTACTTTGAATTCTTCTTGCTGAATATTATCTTTGCTATCTTTGACTAAGCCTTTGATGACTTCTGCTTTTTCTGAAAGCAATGTAATGCCAAGTAATTGTTCAATGATATCACGTTGTTCATTATTTTTAAGAGCAAGAAATGGTTCGGAATAGGTATTGAGTGCTACGATATGCTTAAACATATCGCTACTCATGTGAATCACTTTTTCAATAGCCGCTTGTGTTTCTTTGTTTTCACCCTGAGCATCATCCAATCCTTTTTGTAAATCACTGTTTACATAAAAACGTAGAATGTTTGGCTTACGACCACGTTCAATCTTGTAATCAATGCCATTGACGGTAAACTCTAATGTTACCATCATGTTTTTGCCGTTAGTGCGATTAACTAGATTATCCTTACGAATACTGTTAATGGGAACACCAAACAATGCGTAAGATAGTGCTTGGATCAATGATGTTTTGCCCGTACCATTACGAGCACCATCACCGCCTAAGTCTAGGTTCTCACCTAGAATAAGTGTTAGTTCTTGTCTGTCAAAGTTAACTGCTTGTGTTACTTGTCCGATTGATAGAAAGTTTCGTAGGGTTATGTTTTTAAGTGTTATCATGGGTTATAAAGCATATCATGTAGATTGGTTTGATCGAATCTAAGACTTAGTACAGCACGGAATTTTTTATGATTACTAATTGGCGCATGTGGGATAGAAACATTGATCCAAGCGGGATCCTTCATGTGATATCGTGCGATTTCAGTAGAAGGAACTGCTTTCCAATTTGCTATATTATCTTTCCAATCAGAGAGATCATGTGCTGGCGGTTCGTAACTTTTAATCAATCTGGCTACATTTACCGGATGGCTAGTAGGAAAGCCAGAGTCATCTCCAATTTCAGTATCATACCAAACTGTATAAGTATCTTCACAATTCATAATGGGAATATTCAATCCATAGCAATTTCTATACCAATCAGGATCATCTATATGAATTGGAAATTTATAATGATAATTAGTTGTTATTATATGTGCCGCGTACCATTCATCTAATAATCCTATAGATTTGACATACTCAGTAAGCAAAGGAGCAAATGGTTCTATCTTTTCTCTTCCTGAGTAAATAAACTGAGGTGGAAAATCACGTAAATTAGGAATGTTTTTGTAAAGAATAATTTTTAATTCTTTTTGAATTTCTTTTAAATTTGCTATATGTATGGGTTTATAAAACCAACTTGGTCTTTCGGTGTACTTTGTCATAGATTGTTATAAATCTCCAATAAGATACGTTTATCAAATGCGTTACTCTCAATGCTATTTATTTGATCAATGATGATTTGGTCTACTGATTCAAACTTCAAATCACCGCGCCCCTCTTGCTCAACTTGGTCTACCTTCATTGGTATCAATGCCATCTCTCTTAGTTTATGTTCTGGGATTAATGTTTCACGTATGAAGTTAGCTTCCTCATATGAAATATCAATGTCAAGATGTACTCTAACATGACTGTCAGGTAATAGCAATCCCTTTGGATTTTCTAATATATCACTTAACTTATGAACACGATATAAGGGTTGCTTGGGCCAACTGTGAAACAATGGATCTTGTCCCCATTCAAGTACCATCATACCCCGAGCATCGTCTTGTGCGTCAGCGTAGTTATGCGGGAAGCTATTACCAATGTACCAAACATTAGCTTTACTTTGTCGTTTATGAAAATGCCCACTAAAGACATAATCAAAGCCCTTCATATGATCGGTATTGATTTCACCATGATCGGGCATTTCTACCATAGCATTCATATAGAATCGTGGCAATTCAAAATGTCCAAACATATATTTGCCACTTAGTTTTTGAACTTTTTTGTAATCATCTTGTACAAGCCAGGGTGCAATTACTACATCTCCCGCTTTAAAGAAGTCGTTGACGATTTGTACGTTTGGTAAATGTTTAGCCCACTCAACACTATGAATGTCCCTGCGGTCACGATAATAAAGATCATGATTGCCCGGTATAAAATATACCCGATCAAAGTTATCATTTAGTTTCTCCAGTGCTTGTAATCCAAACTGTAATGTATGGATGTTGATACTTGCCCTGTGATGATTATAATCACCTAAGAAAAAACAAGTTTCGCATCCTTCGCTTTTGGCTTTGGATATAAACCAATCAACAAAGTTATTACAGTCTTGGTTATGCTGTAAACTATTTGACTTTAGACCAAAGTGAATATCGGTGAATACAGCGGCTTTTTTAAAAAGGTTAGTCATTTTTCTATTGTATAATAAATGATGTTGCCGTAGCAACATCAACGGATAAATTATTCTTCGTAAACTACCGAACTCATACAAGCACCCAGACCCTGACGAGTCCAGCTTGGGTTAAGTCCATTAATCTCTAAGATATCGTCACGTATATTTTGATTACGCTTTTCGGTATTTAATACACGACAGAAACTATTTGTAATTGCTGCGGTATAGTATGCGAATGGGTTAGCTGATTTAGCTTCATTGAATCGTAGTCCAACATATGTAAGTTGAAGAATAGCACTATTACGCATCTCATCGTTATATGTATACCCACGCCAATTATATTTCATGGCATATTTTTCGCACATCATAATATACATACGGGCGAGTTTGTTTGTTACCTGTCCATGATCCTTGCTAAACTCACCAGTCGCTAGATCACCTTTCCAATGACTTTTGCCCACACAATAGAAAGTATTATTTTTATCAATCATATAATGTTGGAATGGGGGGAAGTTTACTTTGACATGAACCATATCATCTACTTCAGCTTTGGTTGTCACATCCTCCAAGTCAGCAAAGATTTCATCTGGGTCAGCTTCTTCAAATTCAAAGATATCTTTTGCTGTTTTCTTTTTAACTGTTTTGCGGGGGACTTTTGGTGCTACTGGTACATGATCCCAATTCATTACTCTAAATATTAAATCTGTTACTGGGATAGATTCTGGGCTAACTGCGTCTTTAGAGCCTTGTTCCAAACTAAGACGTAATGCTCTTGTTTCTTTTGCTTGTTGAATAGATCCAGGACTAAATGCAAATTCTAAACTTTCTTCAATTGGTGATTGCGGCATATCTACTATTAAGTCATATTTATGATATTCTTGTTTTGTATAGTAACAATAGGTTGTTTTGCTTTCGTGTATCTCTTTTAAGATATCCTTATTATTCAAATAATTGACGGGTTTTCTTGAGGGTAATGACATAGGTCTCCTTGATTTATAGTTATGCTTGAGCGATTATAGCATAATGGTTGCAGAAATGCAACATATTTTATGTAGAAAAGGTAAAATATAGTATATTTAGTCTGACTAAATATACTATAAGGATAAGAATATAGTATGGCAACTACCCCTAAATCACCGCCGTTATCAACAGGAACAACATCACCCGCATCTAGATATACGGTAACGCCAACCTCAACCGCGGCTTTAGGGGCTGCACAATCTGCTATTAAACAAGCGACCGGCACTGCACCTCCGTCAACTTTTACGGTTGGATCAACAATGAGTGTGTCTCAGGCTGCGCCGGGTGCCAAATTTACGCAAGGCTCCACAACTACCCCTACTGCAAATA